GCCATCAGGACTAACTATAGAAATGTCTTCTCCAATATCAAAAGTTTTTGATTTCACAACTGTTCCGTCTTTTAACGTAGCTTCTGTAAATTGTTTCTTTTCCATATCGTATTTTATTTCTTGGACTAATCCGTCCTTGACTTTTATTTTGGTTGTATCATCCAATTCAAATTCACCTTCAGGAGCTGGTAATTGTCCATTATCAGTGATAATGTAAATAGGCTCTCCCACAGCTAATTCCGCATCAGAAATCAATTCGCCTGTGCCATCAGCAAGCTTATATGAATTGAACTTATACAATCCAAGTAGTTTATTTATTTTTTTGATTGCATCTTGGTAAGTCATCTTACTTCATTTAATATTTGTTTTATTTCATCTAGTACGTGATGAGTATGAGAATTGAATTTAGCCTTCTCAAGGAAATATCCCTGAACACTAAATCCTTTTAACTTACCATCCTTTACCATCTGCCAAGTGTTTTCATCATCAACCTTAACTATACACATCCAAGTACCTTTAGGATAATCCATTCCGAATACTTGTTGTTTATCTTTTTCAGGGTCTTCTACAATCCAACTCTCAACAACATCTACCCCATTTAAAAATCTTCTTCCATGCTCAATATTGGTTTTATCCAATAACTTTTCTTGCATGAACTTTTGTTGAAGTTTTAAAATAGTTTCTGCGGTAAAATACACATAATATATTTCACCAGTTATTTCATTCCTTCTAATAATCATCTTATCAGGAATCATAGCGGCACCTACAACTAATCTTTTCTCACTATTAAATACTGAAAAAGTCATTTCTTGTTCAGAACTCATAGTTTCATTTTTCTTAATTGTACTTTCAACCCAAGATAGAGCCTCAACTCCACCCCAAGCATCCATCGCTAATTTACCACAACCATCATCATATGACTTACTTGATTGTAAATCTTTTTGATGTCTTGTGATATAGGCTTTCATTCTTTTAACTGTCTCGATTGAAACAGGTTTTCCTTGTGCTAGTTGTTGTGCTCTTACCTTACCCACTTGAGTCATGCAACCTCTTGGGTTACCAGTCTTCTCAATGTAATCTAAAGCCGCCTGCGCGTTTTTACGGATAAGTGCAGGGTAATCATCAAAACTAGCAAAATCCCCAATAACATAACTTCCATCATCATTCATTTCTTCTTTAATAGGAACACAATTTGGGGTACCATCTTCTTGTAATCCTATTGCTTCATATCCTTCCCAACAAGCATCTTCTAATCCAAACTGAACTCCAATATTTCCAAGTTGTTTAATAACATCAGAGTTATTATCATAATGTTTTGAAATACCTAATTCTTTTATCTTTTCAACCTTTGCTTTATTACTACCTGTAGCGAATACTCTTGATTCAGGTATTCCTAACTCTGTAGCTCGTTTTAACATACCTTCCTTGTCGTTTCTTGCTGAAATGATATACAGAGTCATTCCCTTTTTTATAAGGTCTTCTGCGGTCTTAAACCCCCTATCTGTTGAAAGTGTATCATCATAATCGATGCTAATCTTTTCACCAGCAAAACCTTCAGGATGTTTTTCACAAGGCATATATAATGTTACATCACCATACTTGTGTTCGTGAGAACCTTTGCATCCCATAACTTCAGCTAATGCTTCAGCATCTGCTTTGTTTTCAAATAACGGCAAAGAGGCAAGGACTGGTTTTCTAACCAATTCTCCACCTACTTCATCAGTATATTGTGGCAATGCACTTACGTCTTCACTAAACTTCTTCATTAATTTAAACTCAATAGGTATAATGTTTCTGCAACTAATTGTGCTATTTCATCTATTTGGTTTTGAATCCAAGTTTCTTTATATAGGTTATTTCTTTCTGATTGAACATACTCATAAACCTTCTTGAAGTAAGCAATAACTTGTTCCTTTGACTTATAATCTTCAGGGCTATGTGTTGTATATCCTTGAGGTCTTCCATAGATTCCTGCAACTGATTCAACCAATCCATCTAACAACTCCAAAATCTCATCATAGAATTTATTTAAAGCTTTATGTTCTGCCAATGATTTGGTTTGGTTATGCCAAAATATGGATTGTTGTTTACAACTATTAAGTGTTGATAAAAAGTCTGTAAATGTTGCCATTACTTAAATAATTTTTTTGTTTGTATTTTACCGAAACCAACTCTTGGTGGGGTATTTCCTGCGTTTATTGTGGCAGTTGTTCTTGTATCTGGCCCTGGCATATTATCAGTATCTATCAATCCTCTTTCCACTTCATCACTATTAATAATTCTACCTTCTCTCTTATAAATTAATTGAACCCATCTATGACGACAGTTAAATGAACCTCTCCACTCAAACATATCATAACCATCAGGCCCAACAGGATTAATACTTCTATCGGACATAGTCATAATATCTTCAATTCTAAATACCTTACCAGCAGACATCATTTCAGCACAGAACGTTCTATTCTTGTCATCTTTTGGGCCTACATATTTGTATCTAAATCTTACTTCGTCAGTATCTTGTGATGATGTATCATCAGGATGTGATATAATTTGAAATTCGTGTTTCCCGACATTTTTAACTTGAGAAATAAACCATCCTTCTTTTTCTAATAAACCTTGAGGTTCACCATAAGAATGAAACATCTGAATTACTTTTGGTATTTCTTCGTCTGATAAGACATATTTCTCACTCTTCTTTTGGTCTGAAAAATATTCAAAGTTTGCTTCGTGAGCAGGCATTTCAACTAAAGCAATACCATCTAATCCTGCTTCTTCGTCCCCGTCCTGTATTAATAATTCTATTATTTTTGGAGTCATCTGATTATAAATATCAATTTATTATAAAATCTAAAAAATTAAATTGTTGAACGTGTTTTTGCGTTTCTATCTAACATTTGTTGATTCGTCATATCCTGTGCAACAACATAAGCTTTAATCATTGGTTGGTCTCCATATAAAGATGCAAATGGTTCTGACCTATCAATACTTGAATAAGGAGTAATACCTCCATCAGCGAATTTAGCCCCACCTCCCATTTGATTTATTGAAGATAATAATGGTGCAAACATTGCTGTTGATGCCGCATTAATAACACTTTCACCCGCTGACAACATTGTTGGTATACTATCACTTGTACTACTACCAGGGCCTGTTACATAACCACCTTTAGCCAATCCTCTTGGTTTTGGTACTGCAGCCCCATTATCTGCAGGAGCTCCTCCACTATTTGCTCCACCACCTGCATTTTTAATATCATTAACACCTTTAACAGCTGAAACTACTATACTAATTGCACTCACAGCAGCTACGGCTAAATTAGCCCAAGCCGCAGGACTTGTAATACCACCATCTTTAATAAAGTTCTTTTTCGCATTTATTGCTAATGAAGCTAATGCAGCAGCTTTTTCAATCAATAATCCTGTAATAGCCAAATCTTTATTATCTTCAGCTACTTGTTGTAATAACGCACCTAATTGTTCTACAGCTTGTAAATAAGAAAGAGCTATTTGACTCCTTGCTTCAACAGACGCCTTTTCAATAGCAACTCTTTTATTCGCTTGGTCTTGAATAAATAATGTATGTGCTGCCTCAATCGCATCTTTTTTAGCTTGGTTGTCTTCAGCAGCTTTTATTTGTTTGTCATATGATTCAAGTTCAATTCGTTCTTCTTCGGCTAATATGTCTTTCTTTTTTTGTAAGGCAGTGTTTTCATTTTCAAGTTGCTTGTCTAAAAGTTTTAATTGATTTTCTGCTTTTTTAACTGCCATTGCAGTTTCTCTATCAATACTTTTTAATCCTTCAACTTCTTGAGTAACACTTACTTTAAGAATTGCTGCACTTAACTCACCTTGTTTTTTAATTTCATCATCAGTAAGTTTCATTCCTTTAGAAACTTTATCATTCAAAGCTGTAAGTTCATCTTGATAGATTTTTATTTCAGCTTGATATTTTGCTTGTAATGCTGTTTTTGCTTGTTCACTATCCTCACCATATAATAATTTTTGTTTCTCAAAAAACGCATTAGCCTCTTCAGATTTTGCTTGATTAGCGGTTTTTTGTCTTTCTATTTCTTTCTTGAAGTTTTCAGAATCATATTTCTCCGCAATTTTTCCTAATTCTTTTGCTTGTAATTCTTTAAGTGTTTGAAAATCTTGACCATATTTAACCGCATCAAAAATTGCTTTGGAATATTTTTCATTTATCATAAACTCTTCTTTTTCACGAGCAGATAAACTATTCATAAAACCTTCTTGTTCTAACTTATCAATTTCTTTTAAAGCTTGTTTTTTTGCCTCAACAGCTGGGTCTTTACCACCTGTTTTTGGTTCTTCAGGCGCTTTAGCTAAACCTTGTTTCTTTTGTTTATCAAGTTCAGCAGCTTGTTTCATTAAATCATCACCTGCTTTAGCAAAAGTCTTTTGTGATTTAGTTGCATCTGCAACATTATCGGCATAAGATTCCATATTAGCTTTAAGTGTTAATAATGGATTGTTCAAGTTTTTAATAGAGTTAAGTGCATTAGTCCAAAAACCAACCTCTAAACCTTCACCACTAACTAATTTAGCAGATGCTTCGGCTGATTTACCATATAAAAATTGTGCGGTTGTCCTTAATTGTAATGATTTAAGATATAATTCTGTATTTGATGAAAGCAAATCTTCAGCTTGTGATAAACTACCAGCATAACCAATAGTCTCACCTAATTTATCATTATATTCCTTCAGAGCTTTTTTCTTATCCATCGTTCCATTTTCAGCAGCTTTCAACGAAGATTTTACCTCAAGTAATTTTATATCAAATTCTTTAACATTTTTATTAACATCTTTTTGAGCTTCATCATATGCTCTTGTCATATCAGACGCACCTGATATTGCATCAACTAAATCATCCCAATAAGCTATTAAAGCGGCAACTGCTGCAATAATTAAACCAATACCAATCGCTTTAAGTGCAGCACCTAATCCTTCAGCCGCAACAGTCGCACCTTCTTCAGCAACAGCTAATCCTTCATTAGCAACAGTACCCGCTTCTGCCGCAACTGTTGCACCTTCTTGAGCGACAGCTACTTCTTTAGTTGTAGCGGCAAGTGTTTTATTGGCTTTATTTAATCCAAATATATTTAAGATAATTTCACCAACATCATCTAATAAGTTTCCAAATTGAGTTTGAATCTCTTTGAGTGAGAAACCAGAAAATGTTTTTAATAAACCAATACTAT